GTACCATCCGGGCTTTTCAAGTCACTCAGGTTAATGTCAATGGCAAGCGCAACTGCTTTCTTCTTATTGCGAATGCCAGCTTGCTTCTCGCCGCTCATGACACGCTGAATGTACACGCGCTTCTGGTTTTCCAAGGCAGTGACCGCGGCGTCAAGGCATTCATCGATAAAGATTGCGGGCGGATACGGAAGTTCCTGCACAACAGCAAGGGTCTCAGCAAGTGAGGCCGCAGAGAGTTCCACATCAGCAAAGTCTTGTTCCGAGGCCATGGAGCGCAGGTCTTCCAACAACGCTGTGGCGTAGGCAGGTACAGGGGTAGGCGTCGAAGACGTCGAGTGGGCTTGCGTAGGGGCTTGCGGCGTAGCCGCGCTCTGCGCCGTTGGCTCGCTCGCGTTTGTTGGCTTTTTACCATTAGCTAGGAAAGCTGTAAGTTCTTCAGGTGTCATACCTCATCCTCCTCGTCCGGCGTATAGACCTCGGACAAATCTGCAATTTGAGCAAACAGCTGGATGCACGACGTGATGTCATCTGCAACGCACAGCGTGCCGCACGGGTCATCTTCGTCACCGCTCAGCGGAGTGTAATAGATGTACTGCCTGTCGTCCGCTGTCGGTTTCGGGCCATCTACAATACCGAAGTACAAGGCAGGCTGGCGGTTCACCGTAATGAGCGTGACACCGTAAGCAAACGTGGTCAGATCATACGTAATTGCGTGTGCCGCAATGGTATGCGGAATGTACACGTTCAGGATTTCTTGCCTAGCAATAGGTATCCCACCGCGCAGGGCTTCAACCTCGATGGACTGCTTACCAACGCGTGGCGTGACACGGATATGCGTGGCCGAGGAACTGTATGCACGCAGGATATCCGCGCGCTGGGTAACACTTAGTAAGTCAATAGCAGGAATTTTAACAGACATAATGCTTCTCCTTTACAAAGACGCGTCGCGTCTTACAAGATGTTATCAAGGTCATCGTCAGTCAAGACGATATCATAGTGACGCTGTTGCGGTGCCGTGGCTAGCAAAGGTCTGCGTACCGTAACAGCATCAGAAAGGTCATCTACAAAGGCTACCGGTAACGGTGTTTGCACCGGAGCCGTAGGAACGTAGCGCATAGCCGATGCACGGCTTTCCCCAATCTGGGTGCGGTACGTTGTAAACGACCAATAGGGTTCTCCAAGCGCAAGCAGAACGTGCGGGGTGTGTGATGCCGGCACCTCTTCGTTGCGCTCATAGTCTTTCCAAAGTTTATCACGGGCGGCATTGTACATCTCTTGGCGGCCGGGGTCTGCGGCCGCGTTGGCTAGCATCCGTGTCTTGGCTACCATCATAGCCTGAAAGAATTGCTGAGGCCTGGCTAGCGAAAACGGGATGCACCAATGAGCACTGGTATATAACGGCGTCAAGCATGCCGCCATCATGTATGCTTTAGGCAAAGGTATATTGTGTAGCAACGCTTTGAAGAGCGGGACTTCCGATGCTCCGGCAACGGATAGGACTGCCACGTTTTCAATAAAGTCCTTCTTGCGCCCCACATTTCCATGCGTGAACAAGAGAGCGCGGACGCGTGCAGAATTGCTTTGTAGATCGCGAAGTATTCCTCTATCGCGTTCGCATATTGAGGGTCGCACGGTATCAAGACCTGGGCTTGAAAGTACACTGGTCTGCGTTTCGTCATTTTGCATCGCCTTTCCCCCTGGTTTCTTTATGTGCACGCTGTATCTGCGCTTTTTGCTTGCACTGTCCAATGAAGATACGGGCATCAGCTAGCATATTGCGGATGCCAAGCAGGGACGCGGCAAGTTCAATTTCGAACTGCGAAGCGCTATCTGGGTCTTTCGTTATCTTGCGAGCCCATTTCAGGGACTTGTCCAGCTCTTTGATGTTCACAGGTATTCCAATCTTAGTTTCCATAGCAGGTACTCCTTAGTAGCGGGCTACGCCCGTTGGTTACGCCAGTGGGTTACGCGACCTCGTCGCTTTTGTCATGCGGAAGCCAATGCGGTTGTTCTGCATCTTTGTTCAGCATCACAACACGAATGTATGCACGGATTTTCTCAGCAGTAGTACGACCGAGGATGCGCGGACTGTCAATGCACTGTTGTATGCTGGTATTCAGCGAGGCGCGGTCAGCCTTAGTTTGTGCAGGTGCGCCGTCACCAGATACGATGTTAACTTTGCGCTTGCTAATCAACGTAGAGGTAAAGAGCAACGCACTTTCCTTGGCACGGGTCAGCGCCGTGTACAGCCATTCACGGGAATGGTGAATGCTCTGGTCTTTATGTACTACGATGATAGCCTTGCGGCATTCACTGCCTTGCATCTTGTGGCAAGTGCACACAAAGGACGGTATCAGATTGCCGATGTGCTTGGCTTTGTGAAGCTCAACACGCGTGCCGTCATTGAACAGAACAGTCACGACATGGGAAGCTTCGCGACCGGCATCGTCTTCGTCAAGGGTGTCCTTGCCGGTGACGCCGATAGCATCATCTTCCACGCGCTGTTTGATGTCCTCCATGTCTTCCAGCAAAGGCGCATCCAGATCGTCATCGGTCAGGACGCGGGACGAAGTCATGCACTCAAACTCAAAGTCATCGTCGCGTGCAGGATTGGGTTCAATCTTTTCGACCACGCCTTGCAAGCCATTGAAGATGCCGAGCTCGTAGTCGTTCTCAGTGTACATGACCTTTGTGCCAATAGCGAAGACGCGGAACCTGCGAGCGTAAAATACTTTCATCATTTCACTGCGCACCAAATGGGGAAGCAACGCGGCGTTGAGCTCCTCTTGTCCTAGCGGACCACCATTGCCAGCCGTAATGATTTGGTCTTGCATTGGGTCGAACTGGTCGTTCTGAAACAAAGCCACGACGTGTCGTACAATGGCGTAGTGCGCATCCATAGGGTCATTGGGAACCTGCCGGATGACCAAGCCGCGTGTCGTAGAGATGGGCTCACCACGCAACACGAGATGCGAAGCATGCAGGACAGGCGAGGCATCAGCTTGCCGATGTACCTTTTCCAAGGCAGCATACGGGAATGTGATGAGCGCGTGTGCCAAGATGGGCTGTCCACCAACAGGCGGAAGCTGGTTGATGTCTCCGATGAAGCACACAGCACAGTCATCGGGTAATGCATCGCGCAGGGTATTCCACAGGGACACAGAACACATCGTGCTTTCATCAATGAAGACACGCTTGCATTCCAGTTTGTTGGAAGCCGTGTAGCGCGGGACGTACAAGCGACGCCCGTCAGGCTGGACTTCGGGAACGACAGCCAGTGCCGAGTGGATTGTCATGCACGACGTAGCATATTCTTTCGGTAAGACAAGGCGCATTTGTGAAACAGCCTTGCCGGTCAGGGACAGAAAAAGGGTATCCGTGACGCGCCCCACGCGCAAGTGATTCCAATGGTACTGGGGCGGGTTGTGCCGAATGAATGCGCGCAAGACCGTGGTCTTACCTGTGCCTGCCGCACCAGTCAGTGCAACAAGTTTGTGCGAAGAGATTACGCGCAAGGCTTCTTTCTGACTGTCGTCCAGCTCAATGGCATCCAGATCTTTGGCTTGCACAATATTGCTAGCATCGAAGTTGCCTTCGGCATGGGCAGACAAGGCGGCTTTGTCTGAACGTTTCACGTCCTTTTGGACGCTGGCGAAACCGTAGTTTGTAACAACCTTTTTCGTTGCAAGGGTTTCTTGGCTGGAACTTTGTCCAGCTTGGGCTTTACGCGCAGCAACCTGCGCAAGTAATTCTTGTACAGAGATGGGCATATCCATGTTCCTTTCATTAACAAATGTTTCTTAAGCTATCGAGGTGCCCGCATGGGCATAAGAGGAAAGAAAAGGCAGGAGCCGGAGCCCCTGCCTTTGTGCACTGAAGTGCAAGCCTAGCGCCAAAGCGCAAGCACTATGTTTAGAACAAATCGTCCAGATTGTCCAGCACGATTTCTTTGGACGCGACGGCGGCTTTGCGGTTGTTGTACCATTTGTCCAAAACCTGTGTGGATTTCTGCACGTTGGCAAAGTACGTATGCAACGCGTTGTAGAAGCGCGAAATCAGGTCGTCAACCTTAGCCGGATCGGATTTGGGGAAGAACTGATATGCCGCAACGTCGGACTTGATAGCATCGATCAATTTGGCCGCGGATTCAAAGAACACGCCTTTGCCACGTTCTTTCATCACCTTGTTCTGCAAGCGCAGCCATTCGGTGATAATCTTCTTCGTAGCTTCCGTCGTGATTTCGGTAGCCGCACCACGCGTAGCGCAGACCGCATCCAAGAAAGCCTCGAAGTTCGCCGGCAAGCAGTCAGCTTTCGCCAAGCGGATAGCTTCTTTGTCCATGACGCGGTTGATGTACTGCGCCAGTTTCTGCGCCATGTTCACACGAGCGCGCTGGTCTTCTTCCGTTTCGCCTTCTTTCGGGGCGAACAGGGACAGATCGAACTGCGGCATCGGAATTTCGCGGATGGACGTAACGTCTTTACCGCGTACCGTGACGGCGATCTGCTTGGGCAGGGACGTAGCGCACGGCACCAATTCCATGTCTTCGGGCAAAGCGTATTCTTTTTCGACAATCTTGTTCATCGCGTCTTCCGCGGTGGCAAAGGTCAGCAAGCGTTCAGGGATTTTCTTTTCATTTTCAGCCATAACATTAGACTCCATTAAAGCGCGGGCTTTGCCCGCAAAGAAACGTGCACTAAGCACAGGAAACACGCAAGGCACAAGTGCAAAGCACAAAGTGCGAAGCGTAGGTGAAGGCAGGCAAAGCCTGCAAGAGCAGAAAGGTAAAGTACGATACAAGAAACAAGGGACAGTTATTAATGCACAATGCAATACAATGTTTCCTGTATATGCTTGTACCTTTCTGTTTTGGTGAGTATGACAATAGCACAATGGCGCGCTATTGTCAAGAAATATTTTTGCGCAGGCATTCCTAGGTGTTCTGCAAAAGCGCGGCCAGCGCGGCAAAGGCATTAAGGGCATCTGGGGCTGGGGCTGGGGCTGCACTGGGGCTGGGTGCCACAGTAGGTGCTAGTGAAAGTGCCTTTGTCAGCGAAGCCGAAGACGGCAGTGCGCCAATGTGCATGGCATCGAGGAAGTCCAGTTTGGCAAGCTCTCGTTCAGAAACTGTGACATCGGTACGTTTCTTGACAATGCGCCGTAGTGTCTCCGCCGGCGCTTCCTTAACACCCCACAGTGCTTGCACCGTGGGAATGTAGCGATGCATGTCCTGCCAATAGGATGCTATGGTACGCCATACCGATGCGCGGGGAAGCCCATTGATGCCAGCGATACACGCGGAGCAAAGCTCATCGATGTTGGCGCGGGAAATGCCCCAAGAGCCGTCGGCATCATAATGTGCTTGCATTGCAATAGCAGGACGGGTACCAAGCGCAGGGCTCTCTGTAATGCACGTAAGTGCAAGAGCCTCTGTAATGGAAACAATATCGCCATCGGAAATTGTGCCATCTTCATACATAGCTTCTATGTCCATTGCGATATTGTGCTGTGCCTGCGCCCAAGAAAAGCTCTCTTTAGGCACCCCCGGGAAATGCACAAAGCGCATCAGCAGTGCGCAAAGGTACACTACGGGACAGGTATCTGCAAGTAAAGACCAGTCATTGCGAATTGCGCACAGGGCAGGGTGGCGACGTTGCGTTGCAATACGCGCAAGTGTAGAGCCTGAAGCATCAAGTTCAAGCAGGTACGCCGTTGTGCCATCGTCTAGCTCACCGAGCTGCAAGCCAGTGTCGGGACATAGGATAGGCACGGGCTCGCCACTGGAAAGAAGAGATGCAAGTGCAGTGTCACAAAGACCTCTAGAGGTTTCATTGTTTTCGTTCATCTTAGACATTTCCTTTCAGCCCAATAAGGCTATGATAGCGTACACAGGCAGGGTTAACAATGCGACTGGTACACCGATATAATATATAAGCCAGCAGAAAGCCGCCCAAGGATACCCGATAGCATAGCCCAGAACTGTACCGAGATTTTCCTGAACGTTCTCTTTACGCTTAGCCCTTACGTATGGGGATTTTGAGTTACACATTGCTAGCCTCCTTGCACAGGGTGCCCTCGGCACTGGTACTGGAAGCAAGCACTGCGGGCGTGCTGTATGCTTCGCTGATGTCACGCTCAATTTGACGCTTCAGGCCGGAGCGGGATAAGGTAGCTAATACGCGGTGCAGGTCTTGCAGGTCGTGCTTATCGACCTCGCGCAGGGGTGTCCACGAGTATGTGAGCTTCCACTTGCGAATGCACAAGTCATATTTGTCCGTGACGACCAGTTCCCGTGCATTGGGGTCGTGCAAGACCTTAGTGTCCATTACTGCGTAGGTATGGGGCGCAATGAGAGTGAAACAGGGCTTTGCACTAGCCGCGTTCCGTGTATTGTACGCCTTGAACATCGACCAAAAAGTCGGCATCAAGGCGTGGGCTTGCATTGTGCGGTACATAGCGCGAATGCGCTTGGACTCGTCCTCTGTGCAAGACAGCAGGGAATGGGAGCGGCAAAGCGCGAAAGCTTCCTCGTTGGTACGGAAACCCGCGGCGTGGATAATGTCACAGACTTTGCGGATTTCGCGGTTAAGTGTTCCGCTTTCATAGTCAGTTTTGGCACCGGTTTCAGTGCGGCGATTAATTTGCGCCAATGCACGGGCGCGGATATTGCATTTATCAAACGGCATAGTAAAGTTCCTTTCAGTCTTAAAGAGATGTGCTGAAGCACAAGAAGATGCGCAAGCACAAGCTTACACAAAAGGACAATGTATGATGTCCCTACGAACAGCAGTTATATGGTGTGATGCATAGTGCATAACAAGGTCACGCAAATGCAGATTAGTAATTTTCGATGGGTCTTGCAGGGTATATGCACGTATGTAATTCCAAACACGAGCACACAGGAGCTCATCAAGGTCGTTTTCACGGACGCAAGCAAAGCACGAGATGTATTCGATGCGCGATGCAGTAAAAAGTCCGATACGCGAAGCATACATAGCATCCAGAGTTACTCTGGGTACATACCGTTTCGTGTAGCGATGCTTGAAATGCCCGTCGCATAAAAGCTTGAAGCGTCCCATAGATTCCTCACAGCTATCACAGGACGCGTCCGCAAGGCCGCGGTATAACGCCTGTGCAATGAGCAAGTCATAATACCCTTTGCGATAGCAAGAAATTGCGACGAGGTCGGCTCCCATTTGAAACACAAGTGGAATGTTACGGCGGGCATCATAGGCATTGTAGATGTCAGGCTGTGCATATGCAGAATCGAAGTCTGCGTGCGGGAGCATACGATACGCAATAAAGGTATCGCGCTGTGCAATACGAAGTTTTGCTTGTTCAAGTTCTTTTTTGTTCATCTTAAAGTTCCTTTCAGTGCGCAAGACGCGCACGTTATAGTGGGTATAGCGGCCTATGCAAAGGCATTGCTTTGGTGCACTTGTGCCCACAGGCGCGCTTCCTGTGCATCGTGCTTGCGGCACAGGGCTTCAAAGGCAGTCCAAAGAGTTAGTGCATCGCTAAAGGCTTCCGTAGCACGAAGTGCGTCCCATTGCGCGTCACGGGCTTTAATGAGAGCGTCCTTGCGAAGCAGGATGTCCTCACGGGATTCTGCAAGCGCATCATAGGTGCCAAAGGCGCTAGAGCTTACCGCGTCCGTAACAGTACGGGCAGGAGAGTCTTCGACCGTTTCGTCCAAGTGCGTCAGCATAGGCTCACGCAAGATGAGCTCCACGGTGTCGAGAAGCTTCTGCATACGTAGGTCGGTGACGGCTTCACGTGAGGGCATAGCGCGCCGCGCTTCAATGGGCTTGCTACGGGGCTTCTCAGCGATGCCGCAAGCACACAAGTCCTCGTCTTGCCACAAGGGTGTGCCAAAGGCACGAAGCGCCGCGGCGCGCATTGCTTGCGTTTTCGTGCCATACACGATGCGCTCGTTTCCGTAGGCATCAATGCCCACGATTTCGTAGCGGAGCTTCCCATTCACGTAGGCACGTGGAAGCCCATTAGCAGAATCTTTCGGCGCAGGTTTGATGCCGATGCGTGCTTGTGGCACGCCTTTTGTGTTCGTCATTATACGTGACATAGCAATGTTTCCTTTCGTAAGCATATCGGCAATGCAATGTAACATAACTTGCCTTGCCTCGCCTCGCCCTCGCTCGGGCTCATCAGTGATGCGCTTCGTAGCTTGCCTTGCAGGGTGAAGCCCTTTCTTGCGGCTCTGCCGCTCTTGTGTGGTTTGTACGCTAGCGTATTGTGTGTATGGGGCATTGCATTTCTCTGCCGCTCATCGTAGATACGTTAGGCACGCTTCGCACACAAAGGCTAAGTCTTTGGCGAGGCTTCCCCGTGTGTATGCACGTTGCGCACATACACAGGAAGCGAAGCGTCGTTTTCAGGCATAGGAAACCATTCCGGAAGCCCTTTTGCCCGAAAACACAACCAGCATATCAGGGCTTTCGGGGAATGTCAACAGAAAAATTTTCGGCGCCGGAAATGAAAGATACTTCGTATCTTTCATATTTTTTGCAGGAGGGCTTTCGGCGTCGGTATGTTCCCGATTTGTTCTGGGATTCAGAACGGGCTGCCAAAGGCACAGGGCAAAGCCCGAAAGAAAGAAAGTAACACAAAGAAAGAAATAGCCGTGCAGGCGCAAGCGTAGCGCGAGAGCACGCACTAGCGTAGTGGGTAAGCCTGTATGGGCGCGTAGGCACAAAGGAGGCTTCGCCCTATGGCGCATATCCCTCGCTCGGTCGCAAGCTCCTTACGGTGCCTCTGCTAGCGTGCGTAGCTTAAGGCTCTTTCCGCGCCAAGCCTCGCTCGCTCACTTCGTTCGCAAGTTCCCTGCTACGGCGCAGAGGGTCGCTTGTACCGCTTTCTTTCGGCGCCGGCTGGGCGAAGCCTTTTGCGCTTCGCTGGGCTTGCGCTCCTTATGCTGCGCCTTTGGCGCTTCTAGCTCCTTGGCTCTTTCCTTCGCTTGCGGAGCAGAGCTCCGCAGGCCGATTTCGGGCAGGTGAGTGAAAAGTAATTATAACGGTGGCGAAAATAATTTGTAATGTGTAATATTACATATTACATATTTATTTCGACATATTTTTTTATATCCAAAATGCCCGTTTTGCCGAAAAAAGTATGTAATGTAAGCTATCACGCGCCCAAAGAGGGCAAAATGGGGCTACAAGAGGGCAAAAATGGGCGCGTGATAGCGAAGAGCACAGGAAAGGTACAGAGGAGGCACAGGAAGGGGCTTGCGCTGGGCTCGCATTGGGCTTGCGCTGGGCTCGCGGATGTCTTTGCGGCCGCGCTCCATAAGCGGAGGGCAGGGCAGATGGCAAAGGAAAAGCAAGGAAAAGCAAGGCCTAAACGGCAAGGCACAGCCAAGGCACAGCCAAGGCACAGCCAAGGCACGCAATGTACATACACACGCATACGCATACACATACACATACATTATATAATAGTGTTCTGCAGCCGTATGCCCTTGGCCGGTATCCTATGGCCTTGGCCTTGGAATTCCATTGGCAAATTTTTTTGCCTTTTGTGCATTTTTTGTTTTGACATACCGCAAACAATGCCCTATAATGGGGCTATCAAATGACGGGAGAGGGCGGCATTTGACGGCGGAACGCCTAGGATTCCCTCACATTTAAGAATAAGGAACTTTAAAATGAAACTGAATGAAATCAAAAATGCCATTGAAGCTAAGAAAGCCGAAGAGGCCAAGGCTATGGCCGCAATTACGCCGGTAGAATGTGACGGCGTTGCGCCGAAAGACCCGACCGAGGGTTTGGAACTTGCAGACCTGAACGGCATTGACGAAAATGTCTTGTTTGCCATTGCAGACATTGCTTATAGAACCGCTGGTATCAGGACTTCCCGCCTTGTGCAGTCCGACCCGCAAAAGGAAATAGGCGGGATGATTGCGTACCTGTTGGACACGGACGCTAAAAACATCAACCAGCGCAAGGAATGGCTGGTTACGTACGTAGAGTGCATTAATCGTCTTGTCCGTTTTGAACGTGCCGAGGGCGACCTTGGTTGCATTTTGGCCGGCATCGCCGACTTGCGCAAGGAACGTGCCGAAGACCGTGCTTACAGGCTTTTAAAGGCCGCCCGTGGAAACATTGCCGAGGCCATTGCGTTGTCCAAGCGTGACGGCGGCGAACTGCCGAAATGGGTATTCAATAAAGCCCTCGAACGTCTGGTGGCGGAAACCTTTGCTAAAATGGCCTAGGCCTACGGCATACTTGCAAATGGCTAGCGGAGATACTCCGCTAGCCTACAACTATCAACAGGGAGTGGTATGAATGGCCAATATCGAACATCAACTTTTTATGGCACAATGTGAAGTTGCACGCTTGCAAAGGCTTGTAGTTGCATTGGAAAAACAGAATGTACGCTTAGCGGAAAAGGTTCAGGTAGCCCATAATCTTGCCGAACGTCTGTTCAAAACTTCTTTACAAAACGCTGTTGCGCTAGCCAAACAGAGAAAGGCGGGGGAGTGACCCCCGCCAAATTTCCGCGACCCTCCCCTACATATTATGCCTCTCACATTTTTCCAAAAAATTTTTCAGCCAAAGCCCAAAGGGCGGAGCCCATGGCAGCGCAAGCGCAAGAAAGAGCCCGCGCCCAGGGCGGAGCCCAAAAGCCTGCACCGGGAAACGCGTCCCCACGGAGCCCGTAGGGCGGAGCCGGACAAAGCACCCTGCGCCGCGGCATCTCACACCGACATGCATCTTGCCCCGCGTCCCACGCCCAGCGTCTTGCAATTTCTTCTTGACAAAGGCCTGCGCGATGTGCTATACTGGACGCAACCCGCGCCGCAGGCGCATCAAGAAAGGCGCGCAAGCGCAGCAAGAAGGAGTCAAAACCATGAATATGCAGAAAGAAGAGGCCTCCGTGGCACCTGAGCCCGTAGGGCTCCCTCCTGGCGTCACGGAAGAAGCCGTCAAGAAGGCCGCGCGGCTGCGTGCCAACGGAATCTCAGAGAAATCCGCGGCCTTGATATGCAAAATCCCGCGCGAGGCCATGCAGGAAGTGCAGAATAGTGACATTTACAGCGCCGCATATGAGCTTGCCTGCGCCCAGGCCGAGGTCAAGCCCGTTGAGACCGATGTTTCCATCCGCAATCTTGAAAGCATCGCCCTCCGCGAGACCATTTCCAATGTGCAGAGCGGTCTCTGTGACCCAGCCACCATTCTGGACGCGCTCAAATACGCCACGAAGGTGCGGCTGGAGGAGAAGAAGCTTGAGCAGAACCGGCAACAAAGCTTCACAGCCAATACACAGGTTGTCATTAACCTGTCCGATATGCTCCGAGGCGCATTGGAGCGCGGCATGGGCAGTGAAGCCACCCCTTCTCGCACTATTACCTTCGACGATGAGAGCAAAAGTGTCATCAACGGCATGGATACCGAGGAGCTTTTGCAGGAAGCGCTGGGTCGGGAGGCCGCGGCCAAAGTTTTACCAAAACCGACACACTCTGCCACGCCCGTGAAAATCACGGCGCAGGACTTGAATGACCTGGACGACCTTTTGGTGGTCGGCGAAGATGGCACCCTCGGTGCCAAGGAGGACTGAGATGGCTGATACAGAAGTATTACAGAGCAGCGCCGGGACAGAGGCGCTACGCGCCGTGGAAGGTGCCTCGGTCGGCGTCCCAGTCCCAGGTCTAGACGGGGGCGAAACCAGCGGGTATGCCCTGCGCGGTACCATTGCGGAGGCCAGAGACCTATTCCGCACTAACCATGAGTTCTTTATCCTGACATGCTATCCGGACTTGACACTCCGCGTCCCGCAGTTCCATTGCGAGTTGCTCGAGGCCATGACAGATCAGCACATTCCGTACCTCGTATGCGTATGTCCCCGTGGATTTGCCAAGACCATGATTGTCCGCGCCACGGCCGCGTATGCATTGATGACCGGGGAGAGCCCATTCGTTACTGTCATCAACCGCAACATCAAGGACGCGGCTAACAGCACACGGGAAATCTGGCGCATTATGCAGACCCGTGTTTTCCAGGACGTCTACGGACGCATCGAGCCCGTGGTAGAACGCGACGGGCTTGGTGAATACGAGTATATGCAGAACGGGCAATACAAGGTTCTGTTTGCCCGCGGCCGGGACAGTGCCTTGCAGGGTATGAACGTGCACAATATGCGTCCCAATCTCATCATCTGCGACGATATTGAGCAGGCGAAGGACAAGAATGAAGACCTGCGCTACGAGGAAACTAAGAGCTGGTTCTTTGAAACCATGCTGTTCTTGATGGATGAGCAGAACCGGCGTTGCATCTACATCGGAAACATGAACAAGAAACAGAGCCTCATCGCTGAGCTTCCCACGCTCTCGGACTGGCATTCCATCGTACTGTCCGCGATCAAGAAAGACGGGACTGCGCTGTGGGAAGACCGGTTCCCAAAGGCCAAGCTCCTTGCAGAGTTCAAGCAATACTGTGAGATCGGCATGCGCCGGGAATGGCTCGCCCAAAAGATGTCCCGCGTCGAGGACGACAGTAATGCCCTCATTACTGCAGACGAGATTGACATCGTTCCGGATCTGTTCCCAGACGACATTGACTATGGATGCATCACCATCGACCCGGCCATCTCAGGCACGGATCGTGCTGATGAAAGCGTGCTGTGTGTCCACGGTTGGCGAGACCGCGGCTGGGTGCTCTGTGATATGGTGCATCGTGTGGGCATGGATCCCACCGCATTGCTTACCCGCGCCATAAACCTGGCGCTTCAATGGAGAATATCTCTTGTGTGCATTGAGGCTATCGCGTACCAGAAGGCTCTCATACCATTGATGGAACGGGAGCTGGCGGAACGGGGACTTTCCGGCGCCATAAAAGTGAAGCCCATCGCGTCCCGATCCAGCAAAGCCTCCCGCATCGACGCATGGATTTCCATGCTACGCAACAAGATGTACCGTCTTACTCGGCGCCAGTCCGGTCCCATCCTGCATCAGCTCAACACCTATGTAGTCAACAGCAAAACATGCCATGATGACCGCATTGACTGTTGTGCAATGATTACCATGGCGGCGCAGTCATACCGGCACCTGATGCACCGCAGTGTCGGTGACCCGCGCATCATGGCCTCGGAGATGGCAGGCAGTGTTACCTCGGTCGATGCGTGGCGGGAAATGGCCGGCGCCGGGAAAACGCTGCCCTGGGATGACACGATGCGCTCCGGCCGCCCTGTCCTCGACCTGGGCTCGTTCAGCGACGCGTCCCGCGGGCTGCTTCAGAAATAAAGAAAGGAGGGAGCCAAGGAGGGAGCGAAGCGACCGAACGGCGACCGAGAAAGAGCGAGGCGCGAAGCGCCGAAGCGACAAAAGAAAGAGCCCCGAAGGGGCTCTGGTAGAAGAAACTGGCACTGGCCTCTCAATAGGGCACTTTCTTGGCACCGGTCTCCTCTCTGTTACAGAAAGAAAAGGCGGGGCGTCAGCCCCGCCTTCTGAGGCACCCTTGTCGACGCCAGTTTTGCAAGGCACCGAAGGTGCCGCAGCAAAAGCTCCTCTCGGACTCTTCAGGATTCTCGGGCACCTTGACTAGGCGCGTCGCGGAGCGCGCGCCGTCCTACTCCGTCGAAGACCCGGACTCCTACGATGCAAGCACCTACGAGGCCTCGAAGCCCGCATTGGGCATAGCCCTGCGCGCAAAAAGTTCTTGACATTTCACGTCTCGTATGCTACACTCTCTCTACGTTCATGATATAGGAGCTCTACACATGACAATCACATTTGAAAAAAGAAAGAAGCGCGACAAGCCCTTGCCACGTACCGTAGCAGAGAAGCTTGGCGTTACGCTTCACCACCCCGAGAGCATTATATCTTCTCTGGATAAAGCCCAGTATGATGCTCTCCACAAATACCTCGATGACGTGTACGTTTCGGCACGCACCTTTTTATCTGGCTCTCGTGAGCCGCTTGCCACGCTGGTTAAGGAATACAATGGCGAAGTTCAGCTCAGCGAAACGCAGAAGATGCTGGACGAGGAATGGAAGAAAGGCTACCCCCTAGCTCCTCCGCCGTGCAACCTCACTGTTGCCAAAGCCCATGTTGAAGCCGCGGTTGCGTTCATGTCACAGACCATTACCGTTGATGATGGTATCTGGTCTGCCAACACAGACCCTACTCGCATTGCGCAGGCTAACGCCATTGCGGATCGCCTGCGGCTTGACGCCCAGTCCTTTTCGCATATGCAGGAACTTGCCACGGCATTTCGGCACGGGTTCATTTGCAACCTGGGCGGCGTGTTCGTAGAATGGTCTGACAATCCTGTGCAGACCTTGGCATCTGACATTGACACCGGGGTTGTTTCTCCCACGTTGGTTCCGCGCGCGGGCAATGTCCTGCGTCCAGTTGATCCTTTCAATGTCATTCTTGACACTCGTGTCGCACCTCACAATATGTATCGTGACGGTGAATTTGCAGGGTACATTACAGTGATGCCACGCACGAAAGTCTTTGATCGCCTGCGTCTTGGTGAGTGGTCTCTGCCTGAGTGCTGTGCAGACTATGACCCCTATGAACCCTTGCGTGGTTCGTTCTCTTCCGATTACATGTTGCCACCGGATTCTCGGGGCGATGACATTCGTGGTGAGGACGTTATCGTCTTGTACGCTCGCGTCTTCCCTGCGCTGTTTGGCTTGTCTTCTGAAACATCTCCCAGTGTGTGGAAGTTCACGATGCTTGGTGCTTCACGTACCATCGTCGCGGCAGAGCCTACTGACAGCATTTACTTGCCTGTATGCCTGTTTGAGTTCGATACCGAGACCCCGTACAACATCAATGGCTCTCTTGTGTCCCAGTTGATTGCCTGTCAGCGGTTCATTTCTTTTGTCTTCTCGGGCTACCAGATGACACTGTTGAAGAATATTGCTGGTGGCGCAAAGCTCGTTGCTGACTCCGTTGTTGACATCTCGCGCATTTCTAAGGCCGCGATGCTTGGCGGCGTCATTCAAGCCACGATTGCTGATCCAGACAAACGCTTGACGGATTACGTTGCAGACCTGTCTGCCCCTGTCGATCTCCGGAACATTCCACAAGACATTGACCTGGCACTGGAGATGATGCAACGCATCTTCCCGACGGATATGCTCCAACAGGTCGCCAACCTGGAACGTGCCACGCAATATCAAGCCGCGGCTACCGTTCAGGCTGGCAACAAGCGCAATGTCCTTGTCGCGTCTTCTATTGACTCACAGATGATGGCGCCGCTTCGTCAGCTTATGGTTGACAATATCCTGCGCAACGTCCAGTCTCTGGAAATCGTTGGCGAGGATGGACAGCGTCGCGTTGTTCCTACCACGGACTTCGACCTGGCTGAACTTCGCTTCGTTGTGTCCGACGGCTTGTCCGGTCTTGACAAACTTGGTGCCGCGGAATCTCTGCAACAGGCCATTTCGAATATGCTGCAAATGCCCCAGGTCTTGCAGGGCTTTGACGTCTACGGTGCTATCAACTACGTCTTACGCTTGCGAGGTAGCAATGTTGACTTCAACCAATTCAAGCTCCAAGCCCAGGCACAGCCTACGCCGGTGCAGGCTCCGACACCCAATATGGGTGCGTCTGTTGGCATGGCCGATGGCGGTTTCGGTATTCCTGGTACTGATATGCTTGGTGGCACTGCTCCTGCTTCTCTGCCCACTGACGGTGCTCTCGCCGCGGCGTCGCCAGAGGAGATTCTAGCCAATACCTTTGGAACGGGAGCGCAGTAATGCGCTCTCATCCTTGCAGGCTTCGCCCTTGCGACCCTGCCTATTCCTCGCGCTACGGCGCATTTTTCTTTCACCTTTATTGCGAGTGCAGCTCGCTAGGAGTCTAAACTATGACAATCCGTACAAACGTTAACTTTGCGTCTGAAGACGCTTCTTTCTCGTCCGCCACGATGCCGGACAATCCCGTTGTTGCCGAGCAGACTGGCGCGACCCAGCCCGGCGGTTCCGATGTAATTCCGCAGTCCTCCGCTTCCGCTTCTGGCACTGTGCAAAATAACATTGACATTGACGATGACTTATCTTATGATGAGGACATCGACAGCGAAGGAGCTTCCCAGCAACCCGCGACGCGCACCCAGTCCGATGGTGACGGGGAATCCGAAGAGGAGCGTCGCAAGAAATATGAGGCTGGCATTAACGAATATGCTGGCGCGGTTGTTGGTGATATCATGAAAGGCATTGACTTCACGAAAGCTATGACGGCCGAGAAGCCTGAAGATTTCGTCAGTGCTTTGCAGTCCCTAGCTGTGGGTCTGTTCAAGCAGACTGTTCAGGCCAGCACGCAGATTGCGCGGCATTACGCCAATGTCACGACAAACGATATTCAGACATCTCAGCGTGCACAGGCTACCGAAGCCCGTAATCGTGCTATCCTGAACAGGGAACTGGAACAGTATCCTGTGGCAAAGGAACCGCGGTTCCGTAGCATCATTCGCGACAAGTTCGCCCAGGCTATGACCAAAGCGAACGGTGATGCTTCGAAAGCTTCCAAAGCTGTTGTCGCGTACTTGAAGAAGAACTTTCCCGATGCGCTGGTCGTTCCCCAGACAAAGCAGACAGAAGGTACGACGGTTGACGACTGGTTCTTCTCGAAAATGAAATAACACTTTATTAAGGAGAAAAGCCAATGGCTCAGCAATTCGGTATTCCCGGTTTGTTCACTACGGGTCGTAGCGAAGGTGACTTCTTCGTCAATGACGCCGCGCGTGACATTCTGACTTCCTATCCGGGCAGCAATGGCAACTTGTTTGCCTTGACGTCCGCCCTGCCTTCCATTTCAACCAACTCGCGTATCTTTGAATGGTCGGACGAAACGTATGACTTCCCCATCTTCAAATGTGAAGCCAATGCCACGGCGACCGCGGCAGCGACCACGTTGAAGGTCTCCGGCAAGGTTCCCATGTTGAAGATGTGCGTCATCTCCAATACGACCACGGGTGAAGATATGTACGTTGTCGATCAGTCCGGCGATACGCTGACTGTCAAACGTGGCTTCTGCGGCACGACCATTGCGGCCGTCACTGCCACTGATGTCTTCGTGCAGTTGGCTCAGGCGACGCCGGAAGCTTCGTACTTGCCGCCCAGCAAGACCTACCACACGACCTTCCAGAAAAACTACATTCAGAAAATCGTGTCCATCACAGAGCTGGATGAAGACGCTCTGAAAGAAAAGACCCGCGAAGGTTACAACCCGCAACAGTACATCAAAGACCGCGTTCTGCGCGACCACACCACGATGGTTGAACGTGCTTTGATGTTCGGCAAACCCAGCGAATCCATCATTCGTGATCAGGACGGACAGGACAAGAAACTGTACACGACGGCCGGTTTGATGTACCAGATCAAATCGAACCGCATCGCCTTGACGGCGCAGACCAATGGTTTGGCGGGCATCTGCGACGCATTGTCGGTCATGCAGGAACGCACTGTTGAAGGCGCGTCTAACACCGGTCACGTCGCTTTCGTGTCCCACGCTTTCCTGCGCAAACTGAACGCGATGGTTCTGGACAAAGCGCACTACAACATTTCCTACGGCGAAGCCCAGTACGGCATCAAAGTCGCTCGTTTGGAAACCGGTTCCGGTGTCGTCAACTTTGTCCCGTACGCGCTGTTCGATCAGTTGCCGGCGTACAAAGGCACCGCGGTTGTCTTCAACCCATCGCTGATCAACGCTGTGTACTTCTCGAAGACCACGCCGCGTTCCTTCACGCCGCTGAAATTCACGGTGATGAACGGTTTGGTCACGCAGATGGGCTTGCGTGTCCGTCAGGAAAAATGCCACGGCATCATTACTGGCTTGATGCTGACGGAATAACCCACCGAGGGAGCGAAGCAACCCTGCCTCGCTCCTTCTTTCTTTACCACGGCGCGATGCGCCTTACATTACGGAGTCAAGATTATGAACAACGAAGAAGCTTTTACCTCTCTCATCGCCATTCAGTTACCGGAAGGCTCGACCATGACCATTCTGGACGGCATCATTTACGAGGGCGACATTTACGGGATTATCCGCGTTACGGAAGGCGTGGCTGAACGGCTGTGTAAAGACCGCCGGTTCACGCGCTGTGACATTAAGAAGCGTACCATTACTGACCCGGCCGAGTCTTCCAAAGAACAGGACAACATCACCAAGGCCGTCGTCGAGGAATCCATTAAAGCTGGTGCCAAAGCCCAGGAAGACATTGCTGTCGCGGATACAAAGCCCGTTGGCAATGCCTTTGTCTTTTCGGCCGCGGCCAAGAAATAACGCAATAGGAGCGAAGCGTCATGCCTACATTCTCTGACCTTGTAAACGCTGTCTGCTCGACCACGGATTACGTGGGTCAGGAAGAGCTGGCGGCATCCTTTGTGAACGGAGCCTTCCGGGAGCTGCAAAGCACCGGGCTCTACGAACAAGACCTCGTTGAAGATCGCATTGAAACTGTAGGGGCTTCTACGCAGCCCTTCTTGTGGCGCGACGTGCCCAAGGGTCTTCGCGCGGTCTCTTACGTCAAATACAGTAACGGAGTTTCTCCTGTGCCTGTCAAGCTTGGCAGACGGTTACAGGAACTGAAAGGCAACTACTACTACCTGGCTGGTAGCTACATTGCCTTTTCTGGCGCGCCGCAAGGTGAGCCCATCGACATTGCATACTACATGTTACAGCCCAGGCTTACATACTACGCCAACCAGCATGAAGCCCCCGCGTATCAAGACGCTGATGGTGCCTGGCACTATCGCCATTGGAACGTTGATGCCCAGGCTTACGAATATGTTGACACGCTAGGCTTGTACCAAGACGATTACCTGGCGCGCTTGAAAGTCACCAACTGGATTATCGAAGATTACTTCGAAGCAGCCAAAGCGATCGCCGTCCGCGAAGTCTATAACGCCTATGGCGACACCGCTGACTCCTCGGTGTGGACGGCGATTGCTGCCAAGCATACACAAACATTCAAGAACCTTTGTAGCGTAAAAGGAGTCTACTCATGAACAAAATGGATTTTACAAAGTTGCGTGGCAAACGTGCCGTGTACGGGGAATACGTTGTGCTTGACGATGATGGCAACGTTCTCACCCGCGTCCATAACTTTCTCACGTATGCTGGTGCTTCTATCTTCGCCAAGCTGGTTGCCGGAACGCTGGCAGCCTCGGCGTGGAAAATCGGGATGCTTTCCGGACCGGTTAATCGCGGTGACACGGAAACGGCTCGTGCTTGGACGGAACCCACTGCAGCACAAGGCTATTCCCGGCAATCCTGTACTGTTTCGGAGATCGTTGACACAACCTTGTCGGAGCAACCCGCAACCGTGGTTGTCTTTACACCGGTTACGTTTTCATGCGGAGCTGACGATGAAGCTTGGGACAAGGCGTATAGCCACAGTTTCTTGGCGATGACAGACAATGCCACTGAGCCCAAGACGGAGGTTGTGTCCATTGGCTCGCAACTTCCTTCTCCGGTGCGTTTGTTGCCAGGCGGCAGCTACCAGACAGCATATCGGCTGTACTTCATGACGTAAGCTCACGGCACAACTTTCCTAGGCGGGGTCTTCGGACTCCGCCTTTTCTTTGCCTTGGGAGCGTAGCTCCTCCCTTGCATTATTACCTTGCAGCCTCTTGGCTCTTGTGATATTCTTTTTACATCTTCAATAAGATAGGAGAACTACTATGAGCTCAGTAGTGGCTATCCAGACCAATACTGTAACCTTTGCGCCCGGCACGGTAGCCCGGCAACGCGAGGTCGCGGTGCAGGAGCTGGACAACTATATTCCGATTGGCACGTATCTTAGTGCCGCATTCGGAACCGAGGCTCAATACGCCTTGGACTTCTTGCAGGATAGCCCTGATCTTCACGATGCTATCTTGCTTCCTAACTTCATTATCGTAGGTTCCCGTGTCTATCTGGCTACCGAGTATGGCATGGAGTTCCTGTTTCGTATGGATCAGTATGCTTTAGATGATACGGCTGTCTGGTCGTCAACTTTCGTCGAAGGTGACTATTGGCTGTGCTACGGCGGGCATGCAGTGTGGCAAATTGACGGGACACTTCGCACCGTCACGGATGTTACAGCACAACTACCTTATGTTCCGTTGCGCATCGAGAGTGCAGGCTTGCGGCTTATCCTGGGCACCAACGATACGGTATCTTGGTCTAGCCAAACGGATCGCCTGGACTTCTCGTCTACTGGCACCGGTGCCGGTTCCCAAGCTATTAACGTTTTGGGGGCATACGGAAATCTTTTGGCACTGGGAAAGAGCCCTGACGGTTTCATCATCTATACGACGCGTGGTATCTTGGTTGCGGCCAATACCGACAATGCAGATATCCCGTACAGCTTCCAAACGTCTATCCTGCCCGGCTATGAACTGATCGGACCGTATGCGCAGACCTCTCTGTCGGGGCATCAACCGGTCGCAATCTTTAAGGGACGCGGCCTGTGCAAGATTTCCATCGCCAATGAGTTCAATGCAACCGCGGTCGTGGAAACCATCAACCCGTTCATCGGACAGGCTGAAGGTATAAATACTGAAACTATACGTGCCTATCCATATTTTGGGGGCTATATCGCATTTGATACTGATAGCGCCGTGTATTTTATGGATAGTTCAGCTCAGACTTTCGGCATGATGAGCAAAACTCATTGGATTATACTGGTGCCTAATACAGCTATGGCTATGGACTTTGAGGGGCGTGTCTTCAAGCTTTCATTGCGAAGCAGTACCGTCATTGAGAATGCTCAAAGTTTTACTGTTTTGCCTGAGAACTGCATCTGGTGTGACGCTGGAAACCTTATGGATTCTCGCATTGTGGAGCTGCAAGGCGGTCGCGTCCCGACAGCAGGCTCGCAGGAGGGTTTCGTGGAGGAATACGTCTGTGATTACGACTTTTCGACACCGGCCTTGGCGGAGCTTGTCCCTGACGGTTTCGATTGTATGGACGTCCCAATGGATCCAGTGTGCGGTAAAGACTACCAACAGCAATGGGAAAGTATTGGCAACGTGCTTCCTGTTAAGTTGGACACACACGAGAGCGTCCCGGTACTATACGATATTGATATGCAACCTCCTGAGGACGTCGACAAAAATGCAGTTTGGGAATGGTGGGACTACGTGCCCATCGGTGATAGTATTACGGTAACGTATGGTGCCGTGGAAGACCCAACATCATACGACTTGGTGCCGAGCGCAACCTTTACAGGTATTCGCGTTTCCGAGGCTGATGCTAACCTTCATACTCGGTGCAATAACGTTGTATTGTACGAGTATGAAGGTTCAGACGACAAGCTTATTGACTGCAACGTGGAAGACGGCGTGTATGACTGTAATGCCATGCCGGATGAAATCTGGGAGCAAACTACAGGTTACGCTGTTAGCGTTTCCGTGGATGGCACAGACTTTACGCATCAAAAGGGCAACCTATTTACAGGGCACGTCCGAGACAAAAACCACACGATTACGGTGCGCGGCGCCCGTGTGCTGTCGGAAATCCGCGCAACACTCATTGGAGGAGGTATAAAGTAATGACTCTGAAAATTAAAAACATACGGTACGACCACGGCCTTAGTACCCAAACGTATCCTGAGGGCGTCCTGACAATTGACTCAACAGACAATTCCATTCATGTACATGACGGTGTGCAGCCTAATGGAGTGCGACTTCCTACAGCTGCTGATATGAATGACAAGGCAGATGTTTCTCTTGGCAACGTTTCGCAGGAAGAACTTACAAACTTACTGAGCCGCTACGGTGCATTAAGCTTGAACGACAACAAGGCCATTAGTGAAACCCAGCGCAACAACGCCTGGGACAAGTTGGGCGGACCGGCCATGCGCTTCGACACCGAGGTTCCCGAACACAACGTTGCCGTGGTCAACAAAGACACGCACAAGCTAGAAGTCAAAGACTTCGCTACACTCGGTATGTTCGTGGGCATTGATACCACTAGTGCCATGACTCGGGCGCGAAATGTCAATTATACAGCAACAAGAGATTGCTGGCTTAGTGTGGTGGCTACTGCGAGCTATGCTGGTACCTCTTCCTATATCGGCGTTTTTTTAGACGGCGTGAATATTGGCACCATAGGTTTTGCGTCGCATAACCCGAAGTATACTGTTGGTTCCGGACACGGTTCTGTTTTAATTCCGGTAAAAAACGGTCAGGTGTACAGAGTCACTGGGGATGCCTGTACAATCAAAGAGTACGGCCTTAAGTATTGAGTAAGGAGAATCCAAGAATGACTACAATAAATCCTTCTACGCCGTTCTTCAAATGGAAGATGGCGATTGTCACGAAAACCACGGACGATTGGACGCTGTGGAACTGTGACGAAACCTATGAGCGTACACTGTTCATCGGCATTCACGATGACCTGGAACAGCCTTATGCCGCTCTGTACATCATTTACAAAGGCACTGTCCAGCCCGCGGCTGGTAATGCAATCATAGCTGACTTGGCCTCCATGCAGCTTCAAATCAACACTGCCCTGCAGGAGCTTCAGGCCTTGATCGATCAGGTCAATGCCACATCCGGAGATATGCAGGAATTGCAGGCACAGATGGCTGGTGTTCTTGTTGACATGGAAGACAAGCTTGAGGCCATGCAAGAACAGATCGCCAAAGCGCGTGTCTGGGCGGAAGGCACTGACGCCGAGGTTACAGAGTTGGGTGGTCAACATTCTGCTCGCACCTGGGCAGGCATTGCCAAACAGGCCGCGGACTTGGCAACGGGTGCCGCGTTCCCGATTCTGGAAGATGGCGACCAGGGCAAGGCTTTGGTGGTCAACGATACAGCAGACGGATACATCGTCGAGGAAATCTCCGGCGGCGGTGGAAGCGGGTTTGGAAGTGCCCACGTGCAATATTCCAATAGCAGTGGCAACCCATATGTTTTTACTGATGGCAGTAATCGTATTCTTGTTTTGCCGGTGGGAACTGAGGGTTTGGTACCGGGGCAGGGCTTTATCGTTGCTGGCTCGTTGAAGCTTACTAACGAGGTACGTATTACACTTACTAGTGGGGGGACTGCCCTATACCTAGCAAAGGATGCTAACGGGACAATACAGGTTCACTCTGCCGATCAGTACACCTGGTGGGCTGGTGCCACAAAACCTTCTTCAGCTGCTTTTACGTACTGGACGAACACTGAAACCGGAGAATGTTGGCACTTGAATGCTGAAAGTAATGAGGATACAGTGGCCTCTGCACCGATTGGCCTGGTAGCATATAGCAGTGATTACGGCGGATACTATTTCATGCCTTACGTAGGCTTCTCAATGCTCCCAGGGGCTAAACACGAAGATGGGTATTTTTACAACTACCTTTTGGTATCCCCTACAATGCAGGTGCAGTTTCCTTGTGGTAAAAGCATAAATGGACCTGACTATATAACGTGCAGTGGAATCACGGGGGCATTGCCATTTCGTGCTGACACTGACGAACATGCCTTGGGCAGTAATTACGATGAGCTCCTTTTACAGTTGAATCCCGCGACGGGCTCTGTTAGCATAGTATCAACGTCTGGCATTGCTTACAATGCAGAGCTCAATGCATACACGAAATATAAGACCGGCAGTTCGTTTGAAGCGTTGCCCTATGCAGTTCCGATATGCTGGCTGTCTCACAGCTATAATATGCCCCTTACCTGCGAGGGTTCCGAAGACAGGCTGAACGGCGGTACATTTGCACAGAATGTTCAGAATATCCAGGGAAGTGCCTTATCACCTTTCTTGCCCAGCAATATCGTAGAGTGTCTGCCATTCAATGAGGGTCCGATCGGTCCTGCATACCGTTTGCGTAGCACACCGGGCAAGATTTACATTGATAAACGCGGAAAAATGTACCAAATGGATAACGATAACCGTGGGTATCTGACTGAGCTTCCCTACGTTGACAAGGCAGCAAACTACACGTGGACTGGACAGCACACGTTCGAAAATACGTCGTACTTCGAGGGCATTACCTGCGTTCCAGATTTTTCCGAAGATGCAACTGAGAGCCAGCATAAGAAGGAGGCCGTCAATGCTGCAATGCTGGACAATGCTATTGCGACCTGTGAGCCGTTAAACACTGGTGTCAACCTGTTGCCTGCAGCTTCAACCTGGGCCTTCTGGCAGGAAAACGATAGTAGCGTTACGACGCTGGACAAGACCACTGGCATTGTGTCCGGATGCACTAAGGATGCATATCCGATCAGTGCCAAGACGCTGACGGAGCTTGGTGTGCCAGAAGACACTAAAGACGCCGAGATCATCATGCGCTTTAAGATGACGAGAGATTCAACGGGTTCCGTCTATCTGCTTAAGTTTGCTGATGCGTCTCCGGAGCAGTATGGTATTTCAGGTATACTGATTACAGATGATGGCCCTCTGATTGAGTATGGGCCTAGCGGGTATAATGCGCAGTATGAGGGCTCGATTGTTTTCAACAGCTGGGGATACTTAAAGCTTTCTCTTGTAGGGGGTGTCCCCACCTTTTGGTACATGGATGACGCTAGCGGTGTATACACGCTAGAAACATTGCCAGATAGTGGGTGGACTCAGCTGGGTGGTAACTCATACACATATACAAGTATCGTCTTGTCAAATTTGCGCATAGCAGTGCCTTATGTGCGCGCAGGTGTCGAGATTGACCTGCGTAATACTAAGCTCAGCTTCGGCAATGTCACGGTCTGGGATGGCTCTACGGTGGCTTCGGCTCCGTTTGATGGCATTCTTACTAAGGTAGGCTCTGTCACGTTGAACGATACAACCGGTATCGCCTCGAACTTTGGCAATGGGTCATACTTGCAGTTTGTCGATGGTATGCCCAGTGCCGATGACGGCTACGATATGATTTTCCGTGTCATGCAAAATGGGTCATCCGGGCGCGGGGCAATATTGTCCAAGGGCAGTGACAGCTCTACGCTGGAGTTTGGTTTGCAGGATACCACACCGTACAGTGCTAATGCATCACAGACGTTGATGCCAGTTTCTCCGGCGCTGTCAGCAAATCAATGGAACTGGGTACGCTTCGTAAGGCCTACAGCTTCCGGTGATTTCGTGACACAGGTTTATGTCCTACCTGACCCCAATGAATCCTATACCCTGGATTCCCTGCCGGACTTGTCGGAATGGACTTTGTCAAGCACGACAAGCGAGGTAGCATATACAGCTGGCAGTCCACTGTATATTGGCCATAGTGAAGCTGACGCGTCTTATTACTTCCACGGAAGTATTGACCTGTTTAATACGCGCATTACTGTAGGCAATGTTTACAGTGCTGGCCGGTCTACAGTGTTCTATGATGGCGCACCGCTGGCTCCCAAGGACTACCAGACGCAGGGCATTCACAGCCAAAGCACAGGGCGCATTGCAAATGGTGTAATCCTGCGGCGTTTCGAAGCTAACAGCAAGGTCTATATGGAACTGGATGGGACGTTTGAGGGTGTTGTTGCATCCGACAGTACCATCACAATCTCCACGAAGGACTACGGATTCAAAGGGACGCTGATATCTTTGCAGGCCATGCAGATGGGAACCGGAGCGACCACGGTGAACTACAACAGCACTACGGCCGCAGACCTGGTCAAAGGGACGCTTACCCTGCGCACAAGCCTTGGCGCCGGTGAGGCCTACAAGGTCTCAGTACACTGTGTCATTGAGCAGAATGGGTAGCCGCGGCTGGGCAATCCCGTGAAATTACATTGACCCCGGGATGCCTATTTGCTATCATCTATACGTGAGGCGGAGCTTCATAGCCCCGCCTCTTTTCATATCAACAAAGGAGAACAGACATGAACGCTGTTATTGAATTCTTCCAGGCGCATTGGGATGAACTGTGCGCGGCCTTTACGGCTCTCATTTCCTTTTGCACTATCGTGGTCAAGCTGACCCCGTCCCAAAAGGATGATGCCGTCTTGGCCAAGGTCATCAAGGTTTTGGACTACCTGTCCATCGTGAACCCAAAGGGGACGCGCGTGGTTAAAGACGCCGATGCCGGAAAGAAAAAATGATGCGAAGGCCGAAGGCCTGAGCCATAAGAAAGAGGCCGCAAGGCCTCTTGATAAAAGAAAGAAAAAAGATTTTCGGGCGATAAGCCCGAAATCTTCTGGGCACCGGCCTTCCTCTCCGCCTAAAGAAGACAAAGGGAGAAGGACGGGCGTAAGCCCGTCCGTCCCCGAGCACTGACCCCTCCATGACCGGGAGGTCATAAAGAAGAAAGGAGACCCAACATGGTCGAAAATGAAAGCACTGAAAGTGCAATAAAGCACGAGCTGTGCACCAACAATTCCTGCGACGTGCCCATTGGGTTGCACGACGAGGAACGCACACCCTGTGAAGTATGGACACGTTGCATGGGCTATTTCCGTCCCGTGACTAACTTCAACATCGGCAAGAAGCAGGAGTTCGCGGATCGCAAATATTTCTCGCTTGCCAAAGTTCTTGACCGAATTGCACAACACAAGGAGCACATTATATGACATTTGATTGGTCGCTCTCGCTGGATACCATCGTGGTCATCATTGGTTACGTTGTAAGCATCATCTGTTTTGCTCAGCGCATTGACCGAAGGCTGACCATCTTGGAAGTTCATCAAGAGGAAATTCTCGAAACTGTGCACGACTATCCGCGGCTCAGTACCCGCGTTTCGTGCGTAGAGGCATCAACGCGTTCCGCCCATCACAGGCTGGATGCACTGACTGGGAGGCATGAAGCATGAACCCGAAAGATTGGCTTGTAACTGAAGACGAGTACATGGGGAACGCCCAGTACCCTTCCGATACGCACATCAACAATGCATTAGACCTCTTGGCTCGTGTCAACCGTATCCGTATTTGGTACAATCACCCGATGATTGTATCTTCCGGATACCGGACACCGTTGCATAATGCAAGCATCGGCGGAGCGCAGGGAAGCCTACACTGCCAATGCCGCGCTATTGACATCCGAGACCGGAATGGCGAGTTCTGCAACTGGTGTTTGAACAATCTGCCGTACATCGCCGAGACCGGTTTGTGGATGGAGAATCCCATGTACACACCAGGGTGGGTTCATCTGGACACACGTCAACGTCGTACTCTGGTTTTCATTCCGGATAACCGGACTTTCCCGGCGCAGGCAAAACAGGCTTAATGCCTTCCATGCGAAATTACATTGAGGAGTCAGCGTAATGGTGGTACATTATTTACCAATAGCAATGGTGGTGCTTGCATTTGTGCAGAGCATATTGCTTCTGTGCATTTTTGTGCAAGTTCACCGCGCCAACAAACAACAGCCCTTGGCTATGCCAAAGAAAGCAGAGAAGACAAAGAAGATAGAGAAGCCCGTTGAGGTTACGTTCCGCGCAACTGCTTCTCCTATACTTCCGTGGCTTCGTCATGCGTCACGTGATGACATGATTGATAGCTTTCGTGTGCTAGCTGAGGCTCAACAGAATGAAAGGAAATGACCATGGGACTTTTTGACGGATTTTTAAATCTCTTCTCTTCGTCATCCAGTTCGGATGCCCCTGCAGTACCCCTGCCCGAAGGGGGCACTACTGCAGTCAAGCCTAAAGCTACTCAAGCCCCGGTAATGTCAAGCACCACGAAGCAGGCTAAAGTGGCCAGTAAGGCCGGCAAAGCAAGCAAAACCGTGGATGCTAAAAAGGATTCCAAGGAGACCGAGAACAAAAACGTGGGCATTACGGATGACCATGGCAAGGTCACTGAACAGACAATGCGTCGGGCATTGGAAAACTACGAGGATACTTTCGGTGTTTACAACGCCGACGGTACAATGAACGTTCAGGCCACTATCGATGAGTTTAACAATCAACGTGCTCTTGGCCTGTTGAAGGAAAAGCCTCGGAACATGAAAGACTGGTCTGACAAGCGAAACTGGGACGATGCTCTCAAAATGCTTGCCAACTGGGCGCCGCAAGGACCGACTGTATTGTTCCGTGGGCAGGGCGGCAACAAGGTCTTTAATCGCAGATAGGGAGAAAGACAATGGGATTTTTAAGCAAGATGTTCGGTTCTAAGACCGTTACGCACAACGCACTGTCAGGCTCGCAGCTCGCAGATTTGAACGCAGGCATTAATGCCAGGGGCAAGTACCTGACTGAAAACGCCGAAAACCAGCAGGATGTTCTTAGGCGACTCTTGGAAGGCTATGACCCTACTGGGTACTCTGAAGCTATCAGAGAAAATAGCATTGCGCAAGCAAATCAAGCACAGAACAAACTGTTAAGTGCGGCCTCTGGTAAGGCAGGGAGCGCGTTTAATACTGCGGCACAAGGTGCGGCACAGCGCAGTACGGCTGATGCCGTAGCGGCTATTAACGCCAATGCTGAAAACAACATTGCAAACTACAAGCAGAACTATCTGACAAACCTGCTGACACAATATGGCAATCAGGTTTCTGAGTATCAGAATTTGATTGAAAGCCTACTTGGCCAGCGCACCACTGAGAAAAAGGGCTCGATAATGGGCAAGCTTATTGGCGGTACCGCCGGCGCACTCATTGGCGGACCTGCGGGCGGTGCGCTCGGTATGCAGATGGGCGATATGTTTGACAACTCGTAAGGAGGTACAAGATGGCATTATTTGACTCCTTTAAAACCGTGGCACAAAATGCAGTTGAGGGGGCGTTGGGCATCCAGCGTCCCCAAAAAGACTCTCAGCCTGCGGATTTCAAAGCACCGGCATCCAGCTCCTCACAGGCTTTTGATAAGCCCATACAGCTCCCGGTGATGCCTTGGCGTAAAGAACGGGACGTCTCACAGGCACCCGTCAAGTCCGGCACACAGGCTTCCATTGAAATGTCTGCTCCACCGGCGGATACTATGCCCAACACCTATGCGGTATCTGAAATTCAACGGGCTCCCGACATCCTTCAGCTGGCTGATGCGCAATCTGCGGCTATGATGCAGGAAACCCAAGATGCTATCAATGCAGATAATTCTGGTGATGAACAGGTTGTGGAAATGATGTCGGGGACTCCGACGCAGCAAATTGTCGCGGCTAAGACACCCGTTGAATTGGGGCTATCTAAAGCTACTGGTAATTTGCCCCCAGTTCCAGTGAACGACGTCCCGACCGGACCGTCCCCCGCCTTTACGAAAGAGACTGTACGGCAGGAACAAGCTCGTATGCAGGCGGCAAATGCTCCGGCCAGTGCTAACATTGCCCAGTCAGGAGCTGCTTCAGCTACTGGCTTGTTCAATAAGTATCGCAATCTGAATCGCCCCGATACTTCTTACGTCAATGAAGCGCGGAAACGGGCTAATGATTACGTAACGCAATTGCAAGAAATGACAATGCGTTGGGCGGCGGCAAGTTCTGGTCGCAATTATACAAAAGGTATGTCTATGGGAGGTATTCCGGCCGCGGCCTTGGTGCTTGCGATGCGGGATATTCCGACACCTGCGTATGTCACGGAAGCACAGAAGTACTATCAAAGCGCAGTGGCACAATACGGTTCAGATATTCAGCTCATTAAAGCCGCGGCCGAGCAAGATGGCAAACTGCAAGCGGCTATTGATACAGCGGCTAAGTACAACAATGAACTGAGGATGCGGCGTACCGCGGCGCGAACTACAGGGCTCTCCGTTGAACAATACTTGGAGGGGGAATCTGCTGTAGACTTCGGTGCGGATGCAATACGTTTTGCTTCTATGGCTGACAAAGATACACGTACAGCAATGAACGCCTACTACGATAACACGATGAAACGGCTCAAGCCTTTCATGGATAAAGTCGATGCTGGTGAAGACGTGTCGGCTCTAACTAGTGGCGTGGCACAGGGTCTTTACGCAGATATTGTGTCCGGTAACTTGGATGCTAACACAGGAGCTTCGTTGCTTTTAGGTTACTTAGGCCGAGATAATACGCGGTCTAGGGACGATAAAGCCTTAGCCGCTAAGCTGGAAAGACGGGGATACAATGACCAGGCTATCAATACTGCACTGGCTATTCGATGCATTCCGCAGCTGAAGCAGAACTTCTTGGAACTGGAATTCCTAAACAGACAAGCTGATGGCGTGGGCGTAAAACGTATGGCTGGTAATGCTTTGAATACCGTATTTGCATCTCGTGACATTTCAGATATCCTTGGTTTGATGGACGAACTTGACACGGCGAAAAGGCAGGAAGCAATACTGGATGTGGAGCTCAATAAGACTCCGCTATCTAGGATTCGTATGGCTAGCCGCTGGTTGAAAGGCAATCTTGGAAGTGCAAAGGAAAACAGGGAACTCGTGCATACGTTGGATGACGTCAATCTGGTGAAAGACCCCACGGTGCTCATGGAAACGGTGGATGGTTTCCGCGAAGAGTGCGAAAAGTCGCCACGTCCGGAATTGCGCGTGATGGGTTCGGCCTTACAGGATGGTCTTGGATCTTCTAAGGCTTCTGACAGGTTGCAGCTTTTGCAAGACCCCCAAGCCATTGGGCGTTTGAGGCTCACTGGTCTTACAGGGATGGCATTCGATGGCGCAGTAAATTCCTATGCTACGTTCAGCGGTAAGTACGACCGCATACAAGCACGGGATGCCGTGCAGAATGTTTTGGAACGTTATCGCGGTAAGCCCATCGGGGAAACCGTGGAGGCTTTACAACAAACTGCTTTGTTGAAAGGTCTTTCAAGTAACGTTCTGGAACAGTATGTTATGACGGCGGAAGATCAGGCGCGGAATCGGTCAAGCACTGCACGGGCTGATGCGCTCCTCGACCAGTTTGAAATGAATGCTTTGAATATGTCGGTTACAAAACCGCTTTCTTTCACGGTACAGCCGAACGAGTTAGACGCTATGAGAGAGTATGCAAATGCATACGGGCTGGCCTTTGATGAAGAAGCTATCAAGGAGGATTCACTGGGAGGACTGTCCGTAGAGATGACGCCAATGCGTGCAGTTATGTACGATATGGCGGCGCGTATTGTTCCGACAATCAGTGACGCTTTAGGCACCGGCAGAGTACTCTCCGCCGATGACATCATTACATACATAGCTCAGACGCCCAATGACCTCGTGGCCGTTGAAACGCTATGTGGGCCACGGTTCCATACTATGGTTGACAACCTCATTAGGAACATGGCTAATAAATATGAAACGAAGATACGGGCTCAAGATCATGCCGTGGCACAAGCACAGCGTACGGCACAGGCATCTCAAGGCACCCGTAGATAAGGAGAAACAAAATGGCAGAATACAGTTACGATTACGCTGACTTTACAGACCGGTATTCTGACGCTAGCATAGGGGAACCCCTTTCCCCTATGCCCGCTGATGTTGCTAAGACTTTGGGAATTAGCAGGGAAGAATACAGACTTACTACCCCGATTACAGAAGAAGCGACGCGGGCTGTTGATAAGGCAGTCGGAGATACCGACGACCAAAACTGGCTTGTCAAAATGTGCCTGGGCATTAAGAACGCACTGGGTGCCGCTGTAGATTACGCCGGGAACGTTGCAAGCGAAATAAAAGAAGACCCGACAAAGCTGGCAAGCTATGCAGGCAGTGCCGCTTTGGCCGTGGCCGAGTCGCCTTATGCTGTCGGAGATTCTTTAGCAGGTCTCTTTGGAGCGCGGCCTGGTTTGAAAGATATGGTGCGCAAAGACTTGAAAGATAGCGGATGGGCACGTGGCTTTGCAGAAGCAGCTGAACGCGGCGAAAAGGACAATCCCGTTGCATACGGTTTGACGCAGGCTATTGCTGAGATTGCTACAACGGGCATTCCTACCAGTGCTGCTGTAAAAAGTTCTCTGGGAAAATTCGTGCAGTGGCGGATGGCAAAGGGCGCCGGAAAGGTTAGCCCGTTCATCCACGGACTGGCGGACTCTATCGGAGTAGAGCGCGGCACTGCAGGTGCTAAGGGCGTCTATGAGGCTTTTGCAACGTCAAACCAAGCTCTGGGCTGGGGCTATAAATCTGGGCACATCGCGCACAAGGTGGCTGATGCTGTTGCAGTAGATGCGGCGTCATTTGGTACGTGGGGCGTGGAAGAAGATAGGGCTACCGGAGAGCTGATAAAGAATTGGGGAGCAATTCCCGGGTCGCTTGGCTTCGATACTGCGGTGGCTGGGATACCCGCAATGTGGGCAGCGAATAAAGCTATCTCGCGTGCTCGTGTCGCAGTATACGAAAAACGGTTTGCAGATGCACGGAAAATTCTGATGGATCAGAATGCCTTCTGGGCACAGAAAGTGGGCACGCAGTATGCACCTGATGGCAATGTTGCTAGGGACTTTTTGATGTACGAAGTTATGAAACCGGTAACAGATGCTCGGGTGCGCGGACAAGCTACAATTAATCTGCGCAAGAGTCTGGGAGAGGTTTTGGAGGGCGGCATGGACGCAGTAGATGAGCAATACATGGAGCGTATGCTTCAATGGGCTTATCAGGACATGAGCAATCTCGGAACGATGCAGTATGGAGCTTTGCGCCCTGCGACTATTGCGGACTTGTCTAATGAGGCCTACGCTGGCAATCGATTCGCCTATATCGACACGCGTTCTGCAAAAGCTGTGGAAGAGGCTCGGACTGTGGCGACAGAAGAAAAGATTAGTGAATTCCTGCGCACCCACAAAGGGTCTCATCGGGACACGATACCGGAGTCTGAAATGGCTAAAATTAGAGCCGCAGTTGACGAGAAAATTCCGGAATATGCAGGTTTCAGTCCTGTATTCAGTGACGTTGTTAGCACGATGCCACCGGACGGTGACTACATTAAGCTAGTGCGCATCTCGGATACCAAGATGCCAATGTCTTTGAGCGCAGGCCTGGGACGGCAAAGTGCTGTACTGAAAGTGAAGCTGCAAGAAGCTGTTCAGAACAGCCTGCTAGCCGGTGTCGAGAAAGACATTCCGGAGTTGGTAGGCGGCCTGTCAGAACATACTATGGGTATGCTGGAAAATCTGGGGCGTACTGCTGACTACCCCATTAAAGGGCGGTTTGTGTTTTCAACTGCGCGACGTGAAACTGTAACAGACCCCGTGATGTCCAAAGCTTTAAACTACGGGGAATTGAACAATAATGTAGCGAAGTCCGTAGCGCATAACGTGGGCGTAAAGCATGACGGAATCCGCAAATTGATGGCCAGTCTGCGCAAAAATACTGAAGCATCTGCCGCGTATTATGCAGAACTTGGCCGAATGTATGATAGCGCAGGTAACCTTGGATGGGACATTAAAGGCCTCGTGAAGACGGATAAGGGAGTTGCTTTTGAGTTGATGGATACCCCGTACAACAGACTGAAGGCTCAACAGATAGGGTATGACCTAGAAGCCACAGCCTATAATGCGGGCTCCGGCAAACCCGTCTTACTAATGCCCGATGCCCAAACAATCTTGGATAATCCTATGCCTGCCTACACACAAAATAAGGATGTCATTGAAACGCTACAAACTATTGTAAAGGTCGAACAGGACATTACAAACCTGCGTGAAATCGGCCGTATGCACGGAGACCCCATATCGTCTGCAACAACTGCTATACACTTCCGTAAACCACAGACACCTGGTGAGCATATCTACCGTGTCTTTAAACGGGAATCCTATGGCGATCAGCTTGACCATATTGCGTTTCCGAATGAGGAGTCTGCAAGGAGGTTCTTGCAACAGCGAGCACAAGCTGGTGATATGAGCTGGTCTCAAGACGTTGTTCGGGGCGGTGTAGAATACGGGCAGGTTCAAGGTCTGGAGATGCAAACGTATGACATCCTGCGCAATACCACTGGTGAGCATGCCCGGGGTTTTTGGCAGGGAAATATGACCCGTGCCTCAGAAAACTTGTTGGTTGATGTGCTGCAACAGCAAACTGCAAGTGCTACGACAGCGGCACGTACCGCGGTAGCATCTTCATTGAACAATGCTGTTCGTATGCTGGCGGGTACAATGAGCGAAGAAGCCTATCAGGAAATGAGGCAACTCATTCGTGGCATTGTCCCGAAAAATCCCGTGTTGCAGAAACTGGATGATATGGCTGAAGCTTGCTTTGAACGGCTATTTGGGTATGGGCGTGCCGACAAGAAAGTCTTATCGGATGAAGACCTTATGCACGTAATTCCGAACAAGCAGGCATACAGTGCTTCTCAGGCATTGCAGAAGCATGGTACTCTAGTAAACTATGCGCTGTACGCAGTTGGAAACGTGACTGGTACGATTACGAATATCTTGTCGTACATCCCACAAATGGCTACAACAGGAGCTTGGATGCGTAAAATGACAGGTGAAAGCGTGGAAGAATATGCACGCCGTGTCGGTATCGATGGCATGACTGAACTTGCTAAACAGGGATTGCAACCGCGATATACCCTGGGGCTGAAAACAATAAAGAACCTTGGAAACAAGCAGTGGCGAAAGTTGGTGCATGAACTTGCTGATGCAGAAAGTATCAAGATTGACCAAGCCGATGATATTGCGAAGTTCTTAGACCCCTTGTTTGATACCTCGTGGTGGCATAAACCGGTTAAAGCCTTATCGATGCCGATTTCCTACTCAGAACGGATGTCACGTTTTATGGCCTTTGCAACGTGGTTTACGTATGCACAGGATGGATTGAAGATGCAAGTTCCCACCGCCAGTAAATGGGCAGCTAGAATGACAGAGGAGGCGATGGCCGCCTATACACCAGCGGCGCGCTTGGGTGCAACGAACAACGCGATTGCACAGGCTATGATGATGTTCAAGGGTACAATGACAAACATGCTGATGAAAAATCTGGACATGATTGCAGACCAACAATACAGACGTATCGCCGTTGCAAACATCATTAACATGTATCTGTTCGGAGCCAAGACTGCTCCGTTTGTAGCAGACTATCAGACCACGCATCAATTAGAGGATCGAACTGCCGCTAATATGCAATACGAGCTGGGTGCCTGGGCGTCAATGCCATGGTTCATGGCTCCAGCCGTGGGACGTAAAATGGAATTGCGTGGCTCCGAACTGCTTACTGGACTGGAAGGTTCAGCGGCTGTAAGCTTTGCACGTGATACAGGAAAGACGGCATACAACTTGGGCGCGGCCGCGGCACAGCAAAAGGGCTGGCAGTTCGCGGCAGAAGAAGTTGCTTCCGGCATACCGTTTACGCTGGTAAGAAACCTAACGTCCGCTGGGCTTGGTTATACTGTGTCTCAGGATCACAAGATCATTGAAGACGCTCCAGATATGCAAAGCACAGTAGCAATGGCCTTAGGTTTACAATCTGCCCGTGACGCTATGTTACGCAACATTAATGTCGTACAACGTACTAATGAAACGCGGAAAGCCGCGGCCAATAAAGCCATTCGGCAAAAGTTTATGGCTATGGTACGTGGGGGCAAACCCGGCAATGAGGTCTGGGCAGAGTTATTGCGGACTTTTGGAGGGGACGTCAATGCATTGGTAGCGGCAGTCCCAGGGCTGTATGCTGAAGCACGCGACTCTCGAGGCCGGAAATTCCGCAATGATATTATCAAGACGCTGTTAAGTGACCCCACGAAAGTGGACAAGTTCCAGTTATCAATTCTGGATTTACTGCTTAGCGAGGACACAGACGCGCGTTAAAAAAAGAGGGCGGGGAGCCATTGCGGTTCCTCGCCCTTTTCTTACGCATAAAATTTCACGCACGAAGCTCTACGTATTGCATCTGCAGTGCTTCCATGATAACATTCCAACAGTTTACCTTTGAAGTGTGCCCCAAGGTTTTGTCATTACGTAAAAGCAAATCGTATGGAAAAGCCTCACGGTCTAGTTTTACGTCATTGATGCCCTGGACGCCAAAGACATACCCACCCATTGAATGTATCCATGCAAATTCGTTGGCTTGTCGTACATCGTCAATGACAAGAATGTCAGGGGCGTTACCCCGCAGACGCATTGCCATAGACTGCACCCAGAAGGCGCTGTTAATAGCGCGGAGCTTTTGTCCGTAAACAATCATAGCCTCACGAAGCGTGGTAGCTTCACCGGCAAACAGCGTCGCGACATCCTCGTTGTACATTTCTCGCTGTTCTCGCATCTCCTTGCCCTGCAAGCATCTTCTGTCAAGGTTCAGAATAGCCGCGAGACCCGTTTTCAGGGGCGCGGCAAAGCTATCCACGATGACGTAATGACCCTTGAGCTGCAGACCAGTGGCCGTAAAGTTTGCCAGGGTACTCTTGCCTGCCCCCTCCTTGCCGCAAAAGCCTACGATGATTGTATTGCGCTTTTTATTTTCCATGTTTCGTAACTCCTCTGTTTGCATGCATACACAACATGACCAGGCACAAGTCCTCGAGATCTTCACGCACATCAGCCCGCACCAAGAACCGCAACAGCGTCGCTGTATTTTTGATGCTATTGCGTCGTAAAAATCTAGCCAAGGCTCCTCGGATTGCATTCTTATCGCCTGGCAGATACCGGCATAATATGCGAGCCTCAAGGGTAAAAGCCAGCGTAGTAACGACGGCAAGCTCTAAAGGTGAGCCAAACATCAGGTCGTAAAACCATATGCGAGATGAATGGCCGGGCTGTCTTTGAGCCGCAAGTAGCTCTAGGCTCGGCCGTAAATCCTGTAATTGAGCTTGTAGCTCTTTATTTGCTTTTTGCACTGTTATCGACATTGCAGAGTACCTCCCATTTAAGATTGTTCCGAAGAATGCCCTGCACTGTCGCTGGGCTGTCTTGCGTTGCACTGAACGTTACCGGATTGTACGTCTTGCAAAAGCTCAGGCAGGGGTTCCGTTGCGCCATCGTGGGCATCCCTGTTGTATTTGACGTACACCCTGCTATGCTCAGGAACGACAATACTGCCGCTATCCAAAACCACGTTGATGGCATCCTGAGCCACATCAAGAGCACGCTTATAATCATCGTTTGCCTCCTTCCAAATCCTTAGTGTTTTCTGATATTCTGCAAAGCGTTGAGCTTCACGCCGTGACGCCAGTACCTGCGTCACTAGAACTGCCACTGAAAGTGCTACTATCGCTAAAGTCAATCCCATCGAGTGTTCCTCCATTCTTTTTGCGCCAATTGGGGTTGTAGGCTACCATGTAATCATTGACTCCGTTGTTCCATTCTTCCACGATTTTCTTCTGCACGAGCATATCCGTAAGGAAAATCTCGAAGTCCTTCGTATACAAGAAAGATGCACACCGCGCTCGGTAAACAGACTTGCGCATGACCTCTTCGCGGCGCAGAAGGTCGAGGCATTTCTGGCGTCCCGCGGAAATCTTGCTGTTGCCGAACTCACCAAGGGCATCAGAAAGCCGCGCCTCAGCCATGCTCAGAATCTCATTAGCATCCAGCATGTCCTGTTCGGATACGAAGATACGGTTTTCGTAGAGAGCCAGACAAGCCGCGACGCGATGCAAGTGCGTTTGTCGAAGCTCCCCATAGGCGTACAATCTGGAATCCTCTTCAAAGGTTCCTGCTGTATTGTAGAGCTTCTCGCCAAGAACTTGAGCCGCGCTGGAAATGCGCACCGAAACGTTGATGTCCTGAACGGCCATAAGATGCTGGGCAATCTTGCGGTAGGCTTCAGAGTTTATCATGCCCGGGTAGGGACACCGGCATCGGGCTTTTTCCTCAAAGACCACGATAAAATGCGCCAGGGCGTTCAAGCCCACATAGGTATCCGGAAATGTATCCATCAATCCTACCTGTGTCATATGGGTAAAGATGTTCAGGTACGGATTGTCTACACGAAGAAGCCCCTTTGGTGAAGACAGGCTGTATTTGCGCCCCTCCCACATAGCCTGCAAAAGGCCATAGAAATCGGACTGTGCACCTGAACAGAAAGACACAAAGTCATTACTGACGTAGGCCTTGGCCTGTAGAGCAGGTACAAGAGAGTCACTGTTGCCTGAGCTTACGCTCGTGGTCTTGTCGCCAAAGAATGCCGCGCAATCCTTTGCATCTTTACGCTTGCCAGTGGTCACGTTCAACGCTTCACTGACATCCACTAGGTCATCATCTGTGATGCTATCCGTGTTGCCACTCTTGCGCATCATGGCGACCAAAAGCCCCGAGGTTTTACGGAGCCCCAAGTTATCCGGCAGGTAGTTCTCGTAGCCGATGTCGTCCAGGAAAGTATGTGACATACGCAGAGCCTGCCCTGCCCGAACAGCAGGATTACCGCATAAAATAACGTAAAGGTTCAGTGGCACGGACTCAGAGCCGATAGATAAGCGAACCTTTCCGCCCACAATCGTGGACACGCATTGAAGTAGTGCCCAATATGAGAAGCTCAGTGGACATTCATACCGCTCACAAAAAGCTTCCGCGTCTTTAAAAAGTGCATTGTAAAACATAAGAAATTCTCCAGAGAAAAGAAAAGCGAGAAGCTCTTGCGAGCCTCCCGCTTCCACATAGGTGTGTAGCACCAAAGCGTCTTCGCTTAGGGGCTGGACGGGTCGGTGGCGTTGCCCACAACCAAGTCCATCAACTTCGCGATACGCAATTTCTGGTCAACGGACAGCTTGGACAGCAACGGTTCAACCGGAGCAAAGTCCTCACCTGCGATAACGTTCGCACCGGACACGACTTCGACACCGATAGCGTTCTTGGCTTTCACCAAACGCTGCGCCAAAGTATCGCCGGAAGCGAACACGTTTTCGACTCCGTCAACAACAGAGCTGATATTAGATTCCCAGTACTGAGCCATCTTGATATCTCCTTATCTTGGTATTGTTTGCAGACAGTTTACCAGACAAGATGCAGTATAGCACACATACGGGCACTTGTCAAGAATTATTTTTCAGAAGTCTCTGGGTAAAATTCCTCTGCCTCTGTGGCGACTGAAAACGTGCGAGTCGTACCGTAAATATCCGTTACGGTGATAGGCTCTTCCATCATCGCAGCGATCTCATGAACTTCGTTCTCATTCCTAGCGAAGCCATCCATGGCGTCATGAACCTGCGCGAAGATATACGACGACGGGTCAAGCTTGCGCCGAAAGAACTTCCGCAAAAACGCGTTGCTATTGGACGATGTCCCGGCTTGCCCGTACTGCGCCACACTGCCGCTGTGAATTGAGAACCAGTTAGCAGGGGACAGGATTTGTCGCGTCCAGTTTCCTACTGTGATGGTGCGCTCCGGGTTTTGCAGGAGCTGCATGTACACGTCCTTGTGCCACTTGGTAAGCCCTTCATACTGTGCGTAGAACAGGTCTTGCAAATGAGAAGCAAACTGCGTCTTGGCAGACAGGGAAGACTTGTCCACATCAGCATGCAAGGCATCGATAGCGGCGCAGATGTTCGGGTCTCCCATGTGCGTGTACATGGTATAGCCACCCATAAGATATTTACAGCCGTGACCGATGGACTTGGTCAGCTTACGAAGCAACGGGGCTTCCGAGGCCTTGTCCTTTTTGTGCTCCATCAGGTAGTCATAAGGTCGCTGAAAAATCAGCGATGCGTGTTTCATATGCAAGTCCAGATCCGTGCGAACAACGTTCTCCATCATCGCAGGGACACCAGAATAGAACGCCACGAAATAGTCATCGCTATGGGAATAGTCAATCGAGTAGCGAATGTGCCCGGCAGGAACTTTGATGCAATCCCATAAGCCAGGCGGCAAGTTCAGGTGATACGCACCCCAGCCCAGATTGGACTTACCGCCACCGTAGCGGCACGTTACCGTTGCGCAAATGGACGGGTGATATAAAAGCACTCCGACATTCGGATCGTTAACGGAATCTACGAGAAGCGTAGAACTGAGCAGGTAATTGCTGATAACCTTTTGAAGCCACCGGTAGCGACCCAGCAGTTCCAGGGGTTCCCGCGCCTCGGGATTCTGGTCGAGCAAGAAACGCATTGCAGTCTTGTCCGTAGGATACCGTGCCAAGTCTTCGGGTATCAGACTGGGTTTCGCCGCGGCTTCTTTCAGCTCATCGAAGCTCGCAAACATATCATCGCCAAATAGGTCAGGGGTAGAAGGTTTCGCCATTGAAGAAACGCTGGAAGAAGCCTGCAGGCCGAACTTGCTACGCAAACCTAAGAGTTTCTGCACCGCGGCACTAGCCTGTTTCGGAGCGCGCCGTTTTTTCTCCGGCTTCAACCTAATGCCTTTCGGGAGCGGCAAGCCCAGTGTTACGTAGATGAAGTTCTGAACCTCGGACGTAGACGCAGGGTTGAAGAGCTCATCCTTGGCATACGTGCGAAGCTGCGACAGAGCCTGTTCACGTTCCGTGCATATGTCTTTAACAAATGCATTGAACTTGGTTTTGTCAATCGGCATGCCTGCCAATCCCATAAAGATACCAACGCGGTATTGCAAGAAATGTACCAAACAATAATTGCGTACCGCCCAAGACGTGGTATGAAAGAGTTTCATCATCTCCAAGCAAATGCGCGCTGTATAGTAAGTATCCTTTGCGCAGTACTTGTAATACACGATACGACCCTCCGGTGTCGGCGGGACACCATGGTCTTTTGTTTCCGTTTCAAGTTGCGTTTCGGACGTGCCCTCATTGCCCTTGTTTTCGACGCCCTTGATTTCCCCTTTCCAGAAAACGTAGTCGGGAAGCAGGGTCGAAGCAACGTAAGCCAAGGACTTCAACGCGTCGCAACGGATACTGTGATGCATCAGCATAGTATCATACAGCATATTGGTAACGGGAATACGGTAGCGCAAAAGTACGGTGCAATCATATGCTCCATTGTGCGCAATCTTCGGCGCAGGATGTGAGCAGATATAGCGCATCGCTGTATGATGCCAGCAATAGTCGTGGATGCCCATCGCAATCGTGTAGGATTTGAACCGCGGAGATTCCAACGTGCCAAGAACCAGTGTGAAGCCAAAGGCAGAGATGAACGTGGGAAAGCCCGCGGTTTCAATATCGAAGGAGATGGCAAGAATTTCCGAGGCATGGGATTCCATGAAAGACTTGGCGGCATCCCATTCCTGCGGCTCGCGGATAAGGGTGTAGTCCAACGTATCGTCCGTGTGCATAGCATACCCTTCGAAGTCACCGCGGTTGAACCGGTAGGCTTTAAAGATATCCGATGCCGTAGCATAGAACATCTTGACCACCATTTTTTCTTGCGCGTCATCCTTGGGTGACGAGATGAGCAAGCAACGCATGCCGCCGATGCCGACACCGATAATGTACACGAGGCCGTCAGCACGGTAAACCGAGCCGCGGTAGTTTTGCATAGAACTACTGCCAATGAAGCGACGTGCCACGGTAGATGAGTACACGAGAACGGCAGAGCCGGGTGGGACTGCACGAACATCCGTGACCGGAATGATAGTGACAAAGTCTTTTGTAAGGGCTTTGAAGTACATGCTCTGCATGACATTCATCAAACCGCGCATTAACTGCGGGCGGGACATTTCATGCGCGTCATACAATGCATACACAACGGAAGGACTTCGCGGTGCAGGTACATAAGATATTTCAGTTGGCATATCAGGGTCTCCTTATTAATACTGGGGCAGAAAGACGAGCACAGAAGAAGTGCATGAGGTAACCGCGTCACGCAGACGGCACAGGATCTCCTCTTGTTTCGTGGCATCGTCCCATACGTGCGCCGCAAGTTCAGACGGGCGCAAGAGGCCAGTCGCGGCAAACAAAAACTCCGGTAAGATATAAGCGACTTCGTCGTTAATGGCTTCGATGACCTGCGCCTTGGTAGCGTTCCGACGGAAGTTAAGCTTGCCAGTGCGATACCACAGGGAGACAAGAACGGCACGCTCAGCATAGAATAGCAGAGGGCTTTTGTCCGTAACGGGATCAAAGGGCATAACAAGGAAAGCGTACAAAGTCGGGTGCATCTTTCTACGTGGTGCACTAGGCATACTATTGTTTTCATTCCGCATAATTAGGGTTCCTCTCATATACAGGCACGGAAATAGCCGAGGGATCCTGTGCCCAAAAGCTTAAGGCTTTACGTGCATAATTCATTACAATCTTATTACGGCAAGCCGACAGAAATTCTTTCCAGTCTTCTTCGTATTGCATTGCGCACTCTTGCAAAGCATCACGCAAAACACACAAGCCGATCATGCTCTTGTAGTCATAGATGAGCTGCAGGGAAACGATGGCGACGTCAACAAGACCACCAAAGGTATCGCCTGCAAAGTACATCTCGTCGCACTCTTCAGCGAGTTTCAAGGTTTGGGTGTCAATGGTAGCATTCGGAAAAACTGCGGCTACCATGGCGGATGCCTCACGAGCTACATTGCAAAGCTCCGAGGCTATAATGCAATCTGGAATTAGTGTGGCTATAAGTTCCTCCGAAGTCATAGCCGCAGCACCGGTACAATGGTGCGTTGCCGGTACCTCCGTTGTGTCTTCTATCGTGCCGACGTAGGCATCGATCTTTTTTGTATCTTCGTTCATGGTTGGGTTTCCTTTCTTAGGGAGAGATGCTCCCGCATCTCTCGGTTAAGCTGGTGGAACGGAGGCGCTGACGCGCCTCCTCTTTGTTTTGTCTTTAAAGGGATAGAGAAGAAGGCCGGCGCCGAGAAAATCGGCTTCGCCGATATCAATTTTCTCTTCTTTTGAAGCTTCGCTTCTAGCCGCGCCTTCGGCGCGTCATTCAGATTGCTCGGGCTTCGCCCTCACATCTTTTTTCTTTCTTTTATTCCGGCATCGGGCGTTCGTCGGTCGCGGTGCTCCCTCCTCCTTGCCCTCTGCCTTGCATCGTTTCGCTGTGGGCTTGACCACGGGCTGGGACATAGGCTGTGCCACATCAGGTTCGGGTGTGGGCTTGACCACCAGTGTGGGCTTGGGCGTCCCGTCCCAGTTACGTACCTGCACTGCTTGTCGCAGGCGTTCTGCAATGTCGAAATGAAGGCCAGTAATCGTATCGATAATGGTACCGTTCGTTTCGATGCAATGCTTTATAGCACACTCTACCGCGGGGCGGAATGGTCTGCATTCACAGACACTAAATTTGTTCAGCGGCACATAGTTAAAGAGCTCTTGCAGCATCTCCTCACTGATACCGGTAGCAAGAAACAGAATTTGCAGGATGCTGTTACGCGTACGGATTTCGTACAGAGCATCACGCCAGAGATTCTGGTAATGCTCAACCTGCTTGGCATATTTGTTGCTCATGTTTTCGTTTTCTTTGCAAAGTTCTTTGAGCTCAGCATCGCGTTTCCGCAAGAGCTCCTTGGCCTTACCGTAACGGTCTTCCACCATATTTCTGTCCCGCTGTAACTCGGTTGCTTGCTCAAAGTACTTCTGAGCCTGCGAGCGTTTCTCCTCATAGGCTGCTCGAAAGAGCGCATTGGTATTACGTAGCTTTTCACATTCCTTTACGACCTCGTCGTAACGCCAACGTTCAACACAATTTACACAAGGCATGATAGCCTCCTTTCATTTCAAGTTCAATAAAAATTCGAGACCGGATACATACCGGGGCATCCTCAAAGCCGCAGTCGTTGTGGCACCGGACGGACAAGAAAAGACCCGGAACGTTATTGAAGTGCCTATAACACGGTCAGCATGCTCCATGATTGCGGCGCGCAGGACATTGTCACAGGACGCCGTGACGTTCACGATAGCTGCATCTGCACCGGAACCGACCTGCACTTCCAGAATGCCTGCCAGGTCTTTGGCAACATGGTCTTGCCCGACCTGTGGATGTACAGCAAGTACCATGCCGGTAAGTTCCTCACAGACCTTGTACTTAAAGGAGCCTTCCAATCTGCGCCCACAAGCATACATGGAACTGCGCGGTTTCAGGACGTAGCCCTCAAAAGGCAGACCCCAGGCAGAGCTGTATTCCGCAGCGATGTCATAGGATTCCCGTGCGGTGCGATGGTGCCAGTGTGGCAGAACCGTGGCGCAGGATCGCGGTGAGAACATCCAAGCGTCCAGCGTTGCAAGGTCTTTGAGAGCGTGCAAGCGATCCTCGAAATGTTGCGGAGTGCCGTCGGCATTGATAATGTCAAAGGCATAGAAGCGTAGCTGCGTCGGGTCGATGTCGATGGACTTGCTATGCAAGATGCCCGTGGTCGCGGCGCAGTCGTTCTTATAGACAAGCTCGCCATCAATGATATCGCCACAGGTATAGCGTGGCAAGACTTCATCGAGAATGTGATAGAGCCGCGGCGAAATGCGTTGGTTACTGCGCGTCCAAATACGCAGGCGATTGAGCGAGGACTGTTCTGCACTGCCCTCTTCGGGACGCATGAAGCAAAGCCGCACCCCATCGATCTTAGGCTGGGCGATGAGGCCTTGAAGCCTGTTCAGCATACTCTCCGTGACCGGTATGTTGCGAATTAGCATGGGTGCGAAGTTCATAACAGAACTCCCGTGTGGAACAGAACAGTATTAGATGGAATAGCAAATGGCACAGCCAAGGCATCATTGTGATGTGCTTCAACGTAATCGCCAACGGCACTGATAGCTTCGCAACACGCCAAGAAATCAGCTTCGCCATTGTCGCCGTCCGGGTCTTCGTCCAAGCCACCAATGTGTCCGTTAGCTGCTTGCAACGCGTCCATCAGTATGTCATCGATGTCCTCCTGTGGAATGAAAAAGTACAGATCCTCTTCGGGAATACAAGACCAATGCAATAAGATATTCATAGCATAAACTCCTTTCATGAAAGGGAAAAGAAAGGCGGGAAGCCCGAAAGCCTCCCGCCCATATGCACCTACGGTGCCACCATTATTTGTTCAGCATGCGCAGGGAACGCGATTGAATCTGCGTGTAGCCATTCTTGTCTTCGATGACTTTGGCATTGAATTCCTTGCCAACGACTTCGGCACAGATAGCTTCCGTGTCGCCCCAGTCCGAAACGTTGATGCCAGCGGACTGCAACAGACCTTTGTTGTACCCCAGGATGGCCGCGTCTTCTTCGCCCTTGCCGGTCGATACCGACATACGGGTCTTCAGGCCTGCGCAGGCCGTCGCCGGAACGTTCGGATCCAAGCTTTCCACAACAACGCACGTATATTCCATGCGGATGAAATGATACTGCTGGCCGTTCTTGTCCAGCCCATCACAGGAATAGACCTGACCTTCCAGGATGGCCATGTGGTAGATGCCCGGTGTCAAACCTAAGGCGCGCGCCTGGACTTCTTCGGTGGATTTCAGCTGAATTTTCGTGGTTTCCATAGACATATTTTGTACTCCTAGATGTTAGCGATAGTGGTAGGGCTTCGCCCACGCTTACACTTTATCGCAGGTTAACGTTAACGTTTTTGTTTGCAGTCAAAGAAACAGAAGAGCCTGCGCCAGACTGCGCGGCGGCTACAATGCTCTTCATCTCTTCGCCATTTGCGAAGACGAAAGCCTCGCTCGGGCGAAATACCTCAGGACTCTTAATCCCTATGTCAGATAATAACATAGTGGCAGTGTATTTGTCAAGAGGTTTTTTGTCTTGGGGTAGCAAGCCGCCACCCTTAGACATATCCAACACGCCATCTTTGAAACGGGCAACAAGATTGAACGCCGCGGCAAGCTTCTGCCCGTGCGCTCTCGTTACTGAGATGGGGTTGTTGTTCGTGAGTTCCGAATACTCATGACCGATGATGAGCTTAATTGGGACGCGGAAACTATGCAACAGCGTCAGCCCTCCATCAGCATCATTGGTATAGGTTCCCCACATAGGTTGGGAAGTTTCCGCGATCTGGGCATTCATGTCCAGATATGTCTTGAACTTCCCTGCAACGATTTGCTGGCACAGGACTGTCCAGCTATCAAAGATCATGACATCGTGCGGCGCGGCTTTGGACAGGTCAACACGAACGTACTCGTGTTCGGGGTCAAGCGTCGCCGGGGCAATGCGCTTCTCGGCGATGTCCCAGATGAAGGGCTTACGACCAGCGTCGCGCAGGGCAGTCAAGAACGTGACTGCCGGGGCGCGGTTGGTCTCCCCTTGCCAGTACAGTGGAATGACGTTGATGTTGCCAACGTTCTTCCACCGCGTTGCAGGATACAGGTTGTTTTCCAAGTCCAGCACAGTGACGGCAAAGTTTCCGTCGCAGAGCTGGGTACAGTACGTAGTCTTGCCTGACTTCGGTGCACCGTAGAACAGGGCAAAGACCTCGTTAGCTCGTGAGGGTATTTTCATTGGGAGCTTCGCTCCTTTCAGCAGGCAAGGCCTGCGTTGCGCAAAGCACGAGGTGCTTCACAGGGTGAGTGTGCCACGAATATCATAGTCGGTCTTGCCAGTGTCCAGATAAGCGTAGCGATAAGAGCAGTCAGCGCGTTCCGCATTCTCGATTGCGACTTTCATGTGTGCTCCGTCACATTCATTGGCGAAGAAGCAGGGACGGTTGAAGGCGATGCAGGCATCATGCTGTTGCGGAAAGTACCGTGCCTGCATCATGCGTTCCAAGCAACCGATATAAAAGCGCAGGTACGCCGTAGCCTCAGCAATGCTTTCTGCCGTGACGCGCTTGCGTTCCACTTGGATTTCTCCCAGCCCGTCATCAAGCTTGATGATGATGTACTGATACGAGATATCCGTTGCCGGAATGCCCAAGGCTTGGGACAGGACAATAGCGTAGATGCATGCTTGCATACTGTGAGCGTATTGCAGGGACGCTAATGAGATGTCCTTGACCGTGGTCTTGTAGTCAGTAATGACAGGAGCCCCGTAAGCATCTACGAAGACGCTGTCAATGGAGCCGCTGTATGCAATGTCGGAAGCAATAGAATCTGCGCCAAAGGTATGGGTGAAGCTCAACAGGAAGTCAAGCTCCGAAGCCTTGCGTCCATTGACCTCGGCAAGCCGGAAGCCATTGGCGTCCAGTGTGTCAAGGGCATTGTCCACGGCGACGGCACAGGACAGGATACTGCGAGTGCGCCGGTCTGCAGGCTTAGCATCTTGCCACATGCCAAAAGGGTAACGGCGAAGTAAAGCTAGCATAGCGGCGCGGTGAGCTTCCGGCGACGCGCTGGCACCGGTCTCGGTACCGGCCTGCATTGCCTGATGCACCGCAGTGCCCACCTCGGTAGCGAGGGAAGCACTGCGCGCCGGCGACGCGTTGTTCAAGATGAACTTCCGCGGGCAGGAGATTAGGCTATGTAATGTCGAAGAGGATAAGATAATCATACGTGCAGTCCTCCTTTACAGTACAAAGCAATCACTCAAGTCCTTACCATCCGGGCTTTTCAAGTCACTCAGGTTAATGTCAATGGC